TACAAAATATTCTTCTAAACCACCAGAATGGTTTTTAGATGTAGATAAAAAAAGAATACAATTAAAATCAGAACAACTTTACAGTCCAAACTTATTTGCACTAGCGTGTTTAGATCAAGCAAACTTGGTAGTACCAATACCAAAACCAAAAGATTGGAAGCAACATTTTTTAAAACCAATGATGCAGGGATTGCAAGAAGTAGAACCTTTGGAGTCTTTAGATCCGGTAAACGAACTTACAGGTTTGTTGCAAGACTGGACTACTAACAGGCAGTCAGCAAGGATTATAGATGATGTGTTTAATAAACTACCATTTACAGATGAGAAAAGAGAATACACATATTTCAGAATGGAAGACTTTTATAATTTTTGTAAACGAAATCACTGGGAGAAAGATAAAAATCAAACAGGTAATTTAATAAAACAATTAGATGAATTTGTAGGAGAAGAGAGAGTTAGAATAAAGAAACAACAACCAAGATTAATTAAAATAAAAACAATGAAACAGACAGAGGCGTCAGTTTCTAAAACAACATACCAGGAGGAACATTTTTAATGAAAAAATTTAACTTAACTAAAAAACAATTAGAACTTTTTAATTTTATCAAAAAATATATTGATGAAAACAATATGGCACCTTCTTATGAAGAGATGAAAATAGGTACAGGAGTATCTAGTAAGTGTTTAATTTTTGTAAAAGTTAATCAATTACAAGAAAGAGGGTGGATAGAAAAACTGCCAGGAAAAAATAGGAGTATAATAATAAAAATATGAAAACAATAATATTAGGACCACCAGGGACAGGCAAGACAACAACACTACTAAATTTAGTGGATGAATTTATAAAAGATGGAATAAGACCTAAACAAATTGGGTACTTTTCGTTTACTAAAAAAGCCGCAACTGAGGCGGCTAACAGAGCAGCTGAAAAATTTGGATTAGATGTAGAGAATGATCTATCATACTTTAGAACACTACACTCTTACGCATTCAATCAATTAGGTATGACAAAAGAAAAAATGTTAAGTGCGGATGACTACAAAGAGTTTGGAGAAAAATGTGGCATACCAATTAAGGTTGCAAAGTTTTCTGAGGGTGATGGCACATTTAATAGTGATAATGAGTATCTTACAATTATTAATACTGCAGCTGTAAAGAGAATGGACTTGTTAGATTACTATGATTCAAGAAAAAACATATTAGACATAGAAAGAAATACATTATTTTTATTAGCAGAAGAACTTAAAAAATTTAAAAAAGAAAAAGGTCTAAAAGATTTTAACGATCTGCTAGAAGATTTTATTGCAAAAGAAAAACACAATAAGTTTGAAGTATTATTTATAGATGAAGCGCAGGATCTATCTTTATTACAGTGGGAAATGGTTAGAAAGATTTGGTCTAGGGCAGAGAAAACTTACATTGCAGGTGATGATGACCAAGCTATATTTAAGTGGGCCGGTGCAGACGTAGATCATTTCATAGCACTCAAAGAAGAAGTAGATGATATACAAACATTAGATCAATCATATCGTATACCTGGTGGACCTATACACGAACTATCACAAAACATTATAAACAAAGTACAAAATAGATTTGATAAACAATACAAACCTAGAGAAGAACACGGTATATTAAAAAGATATTCTGACATTACACAAGTAGATATGAGTGAGGGTAATTGGTTAATCTTATCTTCTGCTAATTATTTTTTAGAAGATGCAAAAGATTTATGTGAGTTACAAGGATGGTATTATCAATACAAAGGACGTAACTCTATACCATTAAAATTATTACTAGCATTAAATAACTGGGAGCATTGGCGTAAAGGTGAAATATTAAACCACCTGGAGATAAAAAATATATATGAATACCTTGGATCAAATGTATTAGAAGGATTTAGAAAAGGTAAAACATTACACTCTGATGACAAGTACACTATAAAAGAATGTAAAGAGCATCACGGTTTAATAACAGAGAATGTTTGGTATGAATCTTTTGAAGGACTAGATTCTATCACAGAAAATTACATTCGTAATATGAGGGCGAATGGTGAAACACTAAATAAAAATCCTCGTATAACAATGTCAACAATACACGGAGCGAAAGGAGGAGAAGCTGACAAAGTTTTATTGATGCAAGATATAACAAACGCGGCGCTTGAAACATTTAGTTATGATCCAGATGAACTACATAGATTATTTTATACTGGAGCGACGAGAGCGAAGCGTGAATTGCACGTCTTAGATCCAAAAGATTTTGATCGAGCTTATATATTATGAAATGCTGGCACTGCAACACTCAATTAATTTGGGGTGGAGATCACGACACAGAAGATAATGAAGACTATGATATTGTAAGTAATTTATCTTGTCCGAATTGTCATTCGGCTGTTGATGTTTATCATCCTAGTGAAAAACTAATAAAAGAATATAAAGATTATGAGGAGAAAAAAAATGACAAATAAAGAAATATTTAAGAAGGCTGCATACGATTCTTTAGACAAGCAGGTAGGCGGGAAGCATTACAAAAATATGAAGATTCAACCTGCTGAATTTATTAACGAAAACAAGTTGCTTTTTGCGGAGGGTAACGCTATAAAATATATCTGTAGACATCAATCTAAAGGAAAAGAAGAGGACGTGAGAAAAGCAATACACTATTTAGAAATGGTTCTTGAAAGGGACTACGAATGAGAAGTACTCAAATTCCTTTGTTCACACCACAAACGGAATGGGTAATGCCTGATGAACTTAAAGATCTCAAAGGACACAAAGAAATAGCAATTGATTTAGAGACTAATGATCCATACCTAAAAGAGCTAGGCTCTGGTAATGTCACTGGAAAAGGCCACATTGCTGGCGTTGCGGTGGCCGTAGAGGGCTGGTCAGGGTATTTTCCTATCAACCACGAGTCTGGTGGTAATATGGATAAAAAACTCGTTTTATCGTGGCTACAAGATATTTGCAATCAACCTGATACTACCTTTATATTTCACAATGCAATGTATGATATTTGTTGGTTAAGATCAGCAGGTATTATTGTTAAAGGTAAGATTGTAGATACTATGATAGCAGCGTCTTTGATTGATGAGAATAGAATGTCTTATCAATTAAATACATTAGCAAAATTTTATATTGGTATGGGTAAAGATGAATCTATACTACAAGCAGCAGCAAAAGAATATGGTCTTGATCCTAAAAAAGATATGTGGAGATTACCAGCGCTTTTTGTTGGACAGTACGCGGAACGTGATGCGGAGTCTACACTTAAACTTTGGAAGAGATTAGAAACAGAACTATACACACAAGAACTTTGGGATGTATTTAACCTGGAGACAAAACTATTTCCTTGTTTAGTTGATATGAGATTCAAAGGTGTAAGAGTTGATCTTGAGAAAGCAGATAAAATTAAAAAAAATCTTATGCAACGTGAGTCTAAAATCATAAGTAAAATCAAAGACTTAACAGGAATTAATGTAGAAATACACGCAGCTCGAAGTATCGCAAAAGCTTTTGATAATTTAAAACTACCTTATGACAGGACAGAAAAAAGTAAAGAACCAAGTTTTACAAAAAACTTTTTACAAAACCATCCACACGAATTACCAAAACTAATTGCAGATGCGAGAGAGATTAACAAAGCGCATACAACTTTTATAGATTCAATTACTAAGCACGCAGTTGATGGTAGAATACACGCAGACATAAATCAAATACGATCAGATGCAGGTGGGACCGTGACTGGTAGATTCTCTATGAGCAATCCAAACTTACAGCAAATTCCAGCGAGGCATCCGGAACTCGGACCGATGATAAGATCTATATTTATTCCAGAAGAAAAAACTACTTGGGGATCGTTTGACTACTCACAACAAGAACCAAGAATTTTAGTACACTATGCAAAACTACAAAACTTATCTGGTGTAGATGAAATTGTAGAAGCATACAATCAAGGTGATGCAGACTTCCACCAGGTTGTTGCAGATATGGCAGGTATTGAACGTAAGCAGGCCAAAACAATTAATCTTGGTTTGATGTATGGTATGGGTAAAAATAAATTAATGGCAGAACTAGGATTGATGAAAGAATCCGCAGAAAAACTAATTAGACAATATCACACGAAGGCACCCTTCGTTAAACAATTGATGGACAATGTATCTCGTAAAGCAAATGATCGTGGTAAGATTAGAACTTTACTTGGTAGAGCCTGTCATTTTGATTTGTGGCAGCCAGTACAATTTGGTGTGTTCAAACCATTACCATTAGAACAAGCTAGAAAAGAATATGATGAACCTTTAAAACGTGCATTTACTTACAAAGCATTAAATAAATTAATACAAGGATCAGCGGCAGATATGACAAAAAAAAGTATGGTAGCATTATATGAAAATGGTATAATACCACACATACAAATTCACGACGAAGTAGATATTTCTATTGAGTCACCGGAAAAAGCAGAAGAAGTTATAAACATTATGGAATCTGCAGTAGAATTAAAAGTTCCAAACAAAGTGGATTATGAAAAAGGAGATAATTGGGGCGATATTAAATAATGGCAACTTATTTAAATTCAGATATACCACCCA